AGCAACAGAATGGGTGTTACCTGGTCATAGAAAAGGATCTAACACTCACAATGTATCTGCTACAGTTAGTTTAAAACCCGAAGAGTGGGAAGATGCAGGAGAATGGATGTGGGTTAATAGAGATAGTTACAATGGTTTATCTGTATTACCATTTGATGGTGGAACATATACTCAAGCTCCTTTCGAGGATATTGATGAAGGAACTTATATAAATAGGTTACAACATTTAAAAGATATAAATTTAGAAAATGTACTCGAATCCGAAGATAACACTGACCTTAGTGGTGAGCTTGCTTGCGCTGGCGGTGCTTGTGAAATTACTTAATCTTTAAAATAAATATTATGTGTCCATATTGTAATGGCTACTGTGGTAGCTACTAAATAATAAAAGGGAGGTCTTACGGCCTCCCTTTTTGGTTACAGGAACTTTGGGTATGGTGCCCATTTTTTTTGTTCCTCTTAAGGTTTAGTTCTTCTTTTAGCTCTTTTTTGTACTCTTCCTCCTCCTCTACTGCTAGATCTTTTTGTTTTACTTTTTTCTTTTTTAGGCTTAGGTTTTGGTACTGACTTAGGTTCTAACTGCCATTGTGGCCAACCTAATAAACTAGCTATTTTTTCCCAAGTTTCTAAATCTTCGTTTACCGCATTGCTTATATTATCTGCTTTTAATAACAATCGATCTAAAGGTACGTTAGTAGTAGCTGTTATAACTTTAGCTAAAGCTTCATATGCTGGATTATCTAAACTAAATCCTTTGTCAATCATTTCCTGTCTTCTCTTTTTGCTATCAAATAACCATGCTGCTTGTCTTAACTTAGACATTTTAGAAGATATAGGAGGTGAAATTTTTAGTAATTGATTTGTAGCGTCAACATACTCTGGTCTAGCTCTTCCTGATCTTTCATACACATCGAGCATAAAGTTTTTACCAACAGATAATGCAGCACCAGCTATTCCCATACCACGCAAGAATGAATCAAGCATTCCATTAGCAACGTCTTGATATTTCTTTTTCTTAGCTTCATCATCGTCATCATCTCCAAAACCTAAAGCAAACACAGCTTGTTGAAGCGCATTGAATATTAAGTTTTGAACAGTAGTATAATAAATAACTTTACTCATATTCGTTTTCCAATCTCCTCTACGATTCTTTAAATCTTGTAAAGCTCTTTTAGTTAGTCTAGTATACTGCATTGGAGTGTTAGCAAATGCTAATATTATCCTTCCTAAATCACTAGCTTGTTGTTGAGATATTCTAGCTGGATTAGAAGACTGTTGAGATTCTTCAGCTATTTGTCTAAAGTCTAACATTGCTTTTGCTTTTGCTTCTGATTCAGTCATACCTTGTTTAATATAGGTATTCACTCTATTTCTATAGAACGTAGCACCACCTGAAGCTATAGCAAAACTATCCGCAAATTGTGTAGGTAAATAACCTTTCTGAAGTATATAACCTAACGCAGCTTTCGCTTTGTTCTTAGATGTTTTAGCAAGGTTTGCAATTTCGTTTTCATTTATATTTAATCTTAAACCTTGTCTTCTATCCACTAGATAATCTGAATTCATTAACTCTTTAAAGTCCTTCCAATATTGACCTTGATTAGCAAAAGCCTTACCAGCTTTTAAAGGGTTATTGTCTGACCAGTTTATAAAGTTAACTGCTGATATTGTTTGTAAAACAGCTGATCTCATGTTAAAAAACATTATAGCACCAATAGAACCATTAATATAATTTAAAACTCTATCGCTTAATCTATTACCTTTTGTAAGTCTATTAGTACCAGACTTCATTCTAGCTAATATATTTTCTAAAGCTTCTCTATATTTAGCTCCATGAATTGCTTCTAATTTGTTTAAATTCTTTTCACTAAATATAGCATCCGCGTTCTGTTGCCATTGAGATAAAAACTTCTTTCTTCCTTGAGTATTTAAACCATTTATTAAATCAGATGTTATGTTACCAGCAAGCCAGCTAGCGTCAGGCGCTGGGTAAGGTAATCCTTTATTTATTTGCATTAGTTCTTCAGCAAATACTCTCAAATCCTCATTAGCTAAAACAATTTTTCTAAACTCTCTCATATCACCAGCATCTATACCTGGGATTTTATCACCTTGCTTGTTCCATATAAAAGCTCTTACAGCTTGTTCGTATGTAAAACCATCTGCTGTTTTCTTACGTAAAGTTTTAGGTACAGTTTTTAAATTCTTTTTTAAAGCCTTAAAATCTTGCATTAAGTTTATTCTAGCTCTAGATATATCACTCATAGCTCTAGCGTAAGGATCTAATAAATTTTGTTTAAACCACGCTAGTTGTTGATCTCCAACTCTACCTTTACCTACTAATCTATATATTAAACCTAAAAAATCTTCAGCAGAGTGTGGAACAAATAATTTAAACTTATCTTTACTAGCACCTAATGTTTTAGCTTTAGCAGCAGAGTATTCTCGTTCAGAAGATATATTTGTATTTTCTTCTATTATATTATTAAACTCTTTGTCTAAGGTTATACTAAATTTTGGCATAGCTTGTTGAACTTTAGACTTAACATCTAAAACAGACATAGCTTTTTTTACCGCTTTTACATTAGCAACTGCATCATCGGCAAAGTAAAAATCATTATAACCTTCTGCTGCTTTACCTACTAACCATTGTGCTTTAGCTTCACCTGTTGAATTACCTAAACCAGTTATATTTTTTAAAGGTATTTCTAAACCTTGAGATTTTAAAAACTCATATATAGCTGGTGCAGCTTCAGGAGCTCTAGCTGTTAAAACAAATAAATCTTCATTACCTCTAGCTGCTTTAATTTTTTCTGCCACTTTAAACAATGGTCCTTTCTTTCCTTCTTTAACTTTATTGAAATCGCTAAAGTCAAATGTATATCCTTCATCAAGTAATTGTTTACCTTTTTTAGCAAACTCTTCAGCTGTAAGTTGACCTTTTTTACCAGCCATATCTGTATAAAAAACATTACTCTTAGTGTAAGCCAATGTGTCGTCAAAATCAAAGACTCTTATTTTTTTAACAGGTTGATCTAATGATCTAGCATTTTCTAATGCACCATCTAAAGTTATAGATGTTTGTATAACATCTGAATTAGGAATAGATATAGATGGTGATACTGTAACACCTGAACTAGTATTTAAACTTTTATTAGAAGATCTAGCTTTATTAACCGTATTGTATGCTGCAATCTGCTCTGATGATATATCAGCTATCTTATTATTACTTAAATCTTTTAATTGAACTGGAAAACTTCCATAAGTTTTAAAATTATAATATCTTAAAAGTGGATCAGTACCTATAGCCCAGTCACCAGGCATACTATCCTTATAGTCGATATTTATAATATCATCCATAGTTTTAGGAATTATAGCTACAGAATAATCTTTTATTAACTCGTCTAGTTGCTGTTCTGATCTTAAGTTATTAGCATAACCAGCTGTTTCTAAAACAATAACTCTAGCTGGTATTAAGTGTTCGTATCTAAAATCACTAGGTCTATTAGTTAAACCTGGTCCTTCAGCCACATATCTTAAATTAGCCATTGATCTTAATATACTTCTCATATCTCCATTAAGACCCATGAGCATCATACCAAAATCGTTTTTAGCATTTGGTACTCCATCTTCTATTCTTTTCTTATACCAATTAACTAATTTTTTAAAAGCTTTAGCATCTTCATCTGCGCTAATTTTTCTACCTTCAAAATCAAACTTTCCAGTAGCTATAGACGATGTGTTCTCTGGATATTTTGTTTCAACTAGAGATTCACCATTAAATAATATTCTACTACCTGAACCAGTTTCTTTTATAGTAACTAAATCTGGATCTAAGCCAGCAGCTTTCATAGCTGGTTTTATAAGTTGGTTCATCATAGCTTTATTGCCATCGTATATACTGTACCTAGTAGCTCCTCCTCTTCCTTCTTCCCACTGTCCTGTTGACTCATTATATTTATACGCTCCATTTCCAACCTTACCAGATCCATTGATAGCTTTACCCATCATGTTTACTACAAACTTTAACGTTTTATCAGGACCATCCTTCTTAAACATTTCAGTTACAAATTCTTGAACAGTGTTCCTTTGACTCTGTATCTGTGATAAATTACTAAAACTTAAACCATCTTTACCTAAACCTAAAACAGTCTTTAACTGAGTACGCATAGTAATCTCGTCCATTTCCTGCTTTATAAAATTAGCTAGTTTAACAGGAGATATTTTAGAATTACTTACATATACTTCTTTTTGTTTTTTATATCTGTTTACGTAATCTTGTATTTCATTAATTATATCTTGTCTTTTCTTAGGAGATCTTTTTAAAAACTCAGGACCAAACACTGAATCAAATGCTAGCTTAACATTACCACCTGTTTCATTTATAGAATTAAGTAAATCTTTAAAGTTGTTTAAAAATTCCTGCTTGTTGTTACCTATTAAATTCGCAGCGGATTTAGAAAAATTAATTTTAGTTGGATCCCTATCTATTGCTTTAGCTATTAAAGCGTTTTCGTTTTGTAACTTCTCTTGATTCTTTAAATCCTGTATAGCTTCTCTTTTTTCAATAACTTTAGGATCTTTAAGTACTTCCATAGTAGCATCGAAAGCTAACTCTTGGGCTATGGATTCTGCTAATGCGTCTTTTCTAGTACCTTTAGTTGAGCCACCAACTTCTGTTCCTAAAAAGTAATTTAAAAACTCAGGTCTCTTAACATCTCTTTTTCTAAACACAGCGTTACCTTGGGCTGTTTTTTCTCTAACCTGCTTACCACTCTCGTCTAATACCGGTTCTACAAATTGAGAAAACCTTTTATTCATGGTAGATTGAGGGATCTTTCTTAATAGAGTCTTAAAATTTTTATTTAAAAAATCTCTAAACCCTTGTCTTGTTCCCATAAAATCTTGTAAAGACTTTTTAAGCTCAGTCTTATAAGCTTTCATTAGCTCTTTCTTAAACTTAGCACTAGTAACCTCAGGCAATTCAGTTCCAAAAGTTTTTCTTACAGCACTTATTATACTATTGTAAAGTTCAGATCCTTTTTCTATACCTAACTCTTCTCTAAGTGTAACAGTTGGTGCTTCTTCCTTAACTTCTACTTCTTCTTCTGCTGTTACTCCTCTTGCTTCTGATATGTCTTCAGTAAATTTTTCTTCTGTTAAAGCTTCACCTTTTCTAAATACGTTACCTATTTTATTTCGTAACTGAGAGTTAATCCAACCAGATAAACTATCATTTACTTCTGGATTAAAGTTTCTAATATGAGGAATTAATTCAGCTAAAGTGCCAGATATAAAATCTTCTTCTGAAAAACCAGGTGGCTTATTAAAAGGTATTTTACTTTTAATTAAACCTTGTAAATCTTCATATAGTTCGCCTATAACTTCGTCAGCTTTGCCATTATCCCACTCTTCTTTAGTAACGTTTTTGCCGAGGTTATTTATTTTATTTTCTACCGTTATAGAAAAAGCTTCTTTCTCTTTAGCTGTTGGAGCTTCTTCTTTAACGTTAACTTCTCTAGCTATAGATCCTGTAAATCCCTCTTGCTCTCCTCTTGTTATAGCTCTTGATTGCTTGCTATAGTCTTTTATAAAATTATATACATCTCTACCATTAGCAAAACCTATCTTTTTAAAACCCGCTGGTCTTAAAATGTTATCAACTATCCAATCACCTATTCTAGAAAATACATTTTCATTGTATTTTATTTCTCCTTTTACTATAGCATCATGAAAAGCATTAAACCATTCTTCAGTTGTTGGATCTCCACCGTAGTTTTCATCTATTCTTTTTTGTACCGCAGCCATTTCTTTAGTACTCAATACAGATTTAAAATCTTTAACTAATTCGTTTACATCAACATCACCTTGTGCTAATTTCTTTCTAGTTATATCATGAAGTAACTCATGCGTACCAACAGATACAGCGCCATACTTTTCAGCAACCTCTTCATTTATTAAAATAGTTCCATCCCCTGTTTTAATATATAAGCCGTCAGTAGCATCACCAACGTCTAAAGCATTACCCTCTTTATCAAAAGCAACTACATCATCTACATTAACACCTTCTTCTTCTAAAGCTTTTTTGTAACCTTCTTTATCTTTAAAAGATTTAAACTTAACATTTCTTTCACCAGCTACTTGTTCTGAAAGTCTTAAGTTTCTAGCAAGTTGATTAGCTTTAGTTTCAGTAAAAGCTACATTTTCAAGTTCTTTATTTATTTCTTGTATTCTATCTAGTTGAGGTTTATATAAACTTTTATCCTTACCTTCTGTAGCAGCTACTAGTTTTTGCTTCTCTAAACTAAGAGCAAAAGCTTTTTGTCTACCTGTATCTGTTAGTCCTTTTGGAAGCTGTTGTATTACTTCACCCATTTGTCTAACTGATCTTAATCTACTGCTAGCCTCTTCTTTAGTTATTTTACCTTGTTGTATTTCGTTTCTTAAATTAGCTGCGTATATTTTTCTAGCTTCTGGACTACCTACTAAATACTCCGATAGTTTAAATTGTTTTTTATTAATTCTATCTAAAGCGTTTTCCTGATAGGCTTGTACTGTAGCACCAAAACCTCCAAACATTAAACCACTTAACATTCCTACTTTTCCTACATGTATTAAGTTTTCTAATGATAAGTCTGTTTGTTTTTTATTAAATAATTCTGGAGAATTTTCTTCTTTTAAAACACCTTTATTGTGAGCTAAATTAAATAAGTTTTTCAATCCAACATCAGCTATCTCTTGAACAACTTCTGTTTCGCCTTCAACTAAAGCACCTCCAACTACTCTAAACAAACCCTTAGCTAAAGAGTTTTTTATTTCGCTACCTATTAACGCATCAACTGTTTTGTAAGTTGCGTTAGGACCAGCTTTTTTTAAAGCTCTACTAAGTATTTTATTTACAGTTCTAGAACCATTTACAGCTCCTGATACACCCACGTTTTCTAACACACCTTGAACAGCACCTCTTAAATTTGAAAAAGCCATTTTCTCCCATGTTGGTATACCCTCAAACTCTGGTTTCTCCATCTCATCCATACTGTTTGCAGCAGCACTCATCCCAAACATATACGTAAGTGGTGATTTAGCTGCGTCTTTAATTGCTCTTCCAACCAAAGTTCTACCACTAGAAGCAGCTGCGCCACCTCCACCAGCTCCTCTAGTAAGTAGAGCATATGTTAGCATTTGAACACCGGCTGTACTAACAGCACCCCAAGTAGTGTCTTGAAACCTTTTTTCATACTCATTTGTATGACCAAACTTATTAAAACCGAGTTCCCTTTCTAATAAACCTCTACCTTGATTATCCGTAAACGTCTTCATGTTAGTAACTAATCTTTGAGTATAGTCACCATCACTTTCCCCTTCTTTTCTTTTTATTTTTTTTCTACCTATATCAGTTGATATCTGCTCTATTGTCTCAGTGCTAGGTCCAACACCTACCGCTTGAGCTCCTTTGATACCATATTCTAATGTAGAAAAAGCTAAATCCTCAGCCCACTCACCTAAGTCATCTATAGATCTCAAAGCTGTGTTAGCCCAACTTTTACTTTGCCCACCGCCAGCTGCATCCATTTCTACTTTATGTGCAGCTAATTGTTGTATAGCTACGTATTGATCTTCAACCTCTCTTTTATATACTCCTCTTAAAGCTTTTTGATCTATTTTTATTTGAGCTTCTCTTTCTTTTAACTCTGCAATTTGTTTATCTAACGACGCTTGATCTTTTATTTCTCCTTTATCTACTGATTCTTGTAGTATATTATAGTCGTTTTGCAAAGTATTTATATCTTCTTCAACTAGCTTTGCTAAACCATCTATTGAAGCAGCTTTCTTCTCTATGACACCTATCTCTTTATCAACAACCTCGTTATCATAAAACTGAGTAAGTCTACCTTGCTTTTCGGCTTGTTCTAGAGTTTCAATATTTTTAGGTGTATATTCTGTTTGATGTTTTTCTAAAAAATCTCTTAATTTTTTACTAGCCTCTGAATTACTAGAAAAATAATTTGGATCACCCATGTATCCAAATTTTTGCATGTGACTTCCTATATCCTCATTATCTATTTGAATTTCTATTTTACTACCGTCAGCTGCTTCTACATATATCATGTCAGACGCGTCGTCTAGTACTTCACCTTCATTATAGTAACCAACGTGATTTCCAAACATATCATGTTTAGGTTCACCACCTTTAGCTAGTTTAGCCCCTGAAAAAGAAAAACCAAAATCCCCATATATTTTATTGAAAAAAGGTACTAACTCTTCTTCTTGCCTTGCAAATATATCGTATCTCCCTCCACTACTACTACTCTTATCTAGAGTTGTTAAAATATCTGTAGGTATTTGTTTTCTATCAAAAGTTTTTACAGGTGGTATATATTCTACATATCCTAGTTCAGCAGCTGCTGGATCTATCTCTCCATCTTCTGTCTGTATAAGATTAATAGTATTCTCTTCTCCATCTTTCCACATGTACCTTTTACCCGACTGTAAAGAACCTCCAGATAAATTTTTAATATTATCGTCGCCTACTCCTTCTCTACTTTTTAAGTATTGATCAGCATAAGAGCTATGTCCATTATAATCTAAGTATTTACCTCCCGGATCAAATAAATCATCTATAGCTTTTGCTTGTCTTTCTTTAGCGTCTTGATTTAAAGTGTACTCATTAGTAACCACAGGAGCCTCTAATTGTTCAATAGCATCTGTATACTGAGACTCTTGTGTAGCTGTCTCATATTCCTTTTGATCTTTATTAGCAAACTCCTCACTTTCACTATAGAGCACAGCGTCAGGATAGTCTAATTCAAAATTATCTACTTCGGACTCTGGCACGTAGTGCTTTTCACCAGAAGTGGGTATTACATATATAATGTATTTTTCTTCCATTTGTATTTATTATTTAAAATAATCAGGATCGTCTTCTATATCAGCTTTAGCTAATTTTCTTTTTAGTATTCTTAATGATTGTGCCACAACTCTAGGGTCTTGTTTCCACTGTCCGATGCTTACGTCAGCTGGCTTCAAGTGCGAAAGTGCACTAGCAGCTTGATCAACATCATATAAAGGATGTTCTTTTAAATCCTCTTCAGGATACTCTTCGTTAAAATTGTTAATTTCCGCTTGTGTTGTAAGTATACCTTCAAAAAGGGTTTCAGTTCCATCATCTTGCTTATAAACCTTTGCTCCTTTAGGTACTGTAGTTGTTTGATTTACAACTACTTCAGTTTCTTCTCCTTCTCCTTCTCCTTCTTCTTCTGGTGCTGCAGGTTTATATACGCCTTCTCTTTCAAAAATAATTTGCATTTGTCTATCTATACCACTCTTACCGTTTAATAATCTTTTAGTAACATTAGGATCATCAGATATATTTATAACTCTAGTATGATCTTGAACAAGCCCGTCACTATTAACAAAGTAACCACCATCTGGATCTATAGAATCTAATAAGTTAGCAAAAGTTTGAGGGTCTGGAGTTCCGTTAGCATAAGCCTCATCAACAGAAGACATTATCTCAGCGTAATCTCCTTTTCTAGTGTCATATACTAATTGTTGCTTGTCTGTAAACCTAGACTTTCTATCTCCTCCACCGTCTCCTTTAGAGTCTTTTCTTTTCTGCATGAACTTAAGCTTGTTGTCCATTGATGCGTTATCTTCATAAGCTTTTTCAGCTAAGTATTTTTTAGCAGCGTCTCTTTGAAGTTGTTGTACTTGAGATTTTTCTTCTGCACTCATATCTGGAGGAAAATCATTCCACCTAGAATCTACTAACTCTGGATTATCTGGATAGTTCTCAGCTAGCCACTCGTCTGGAACAGTATCTTGCCAAGTGCTAACCATTATCTCATCATTGTTTATTATAGGATCTAATGTACCATTACTAAGCATTGCAGCTTGCCCATCTATCTTTCCTTTATCTTCAATTATTTGATAAGTATATATTTCACCTTCAGGTATATTCTCAAACACAGCACCTTCTGTATTCCCAGGTATTGGATCACCTCTTTTTACATCTACTGTTTTAACATATTTACTTTCTAAACTTTCAGGTTGATATGTTTTATCAAATGCTGATGTTAAAACTCCTGATACGTCTGGTATTGTTCTATATAGATTTTCATCTACTTGAGATTTAGCTATCATTTCACCACCGTTTATCATAGAACCTTCTTCTCCATCTTCTCCTGGTTTGTAATAATATAACTTACCACCTCGCTCTACAATACCCACGTTGCTACCGTTATTTAAAGCGCTTAATATATTTTTATTTTGAATAGAGCCAACAGAAGAAACTTTACCATCAGCTAAGTCTTGTTTATAAGCTGCTGATTGTTCGGCTAAGTATTTAGCTTGTTCTTTAAATTGTGGAACTAAACCATTAATCTTAGCTAAAGCTCTATTGCCTTCTTGCTTAGATATAACACCTTGATCCATAGCGTTTTTTATCTTGAAATAATCATCCGCTTTTTCATTCCAAAAAGCTAAAATATTTTCATCTAAAGAAGCGTTACCGGTACTACCTATTTCATTTACCTTACTATACATAGTTTGCATTTGAGCGCTTTCTAACTCTGCTTGCTTCTGCATGTAAGCTTTTTCTTGACGAATATTATCCGCTACTTCTACTCCAGTCTTAGCAACCTTATTAACTATATCATTGCCACCATCTATAAAAGCATCAAATGATTTATTTATTACTCTCTGTGGATTTGTATATCTATCTAAAGCCATAGTAATTTATTTAGGTTTTTTTATTGATGCGCCACTCATTGCTACACTTGCTCCAGAAGCAATAGAACTACCTATACCCATTATAGCTTTATTTCTAGCTGCATCAGCATCCATAGCGTTTTGTCTAGCATTGTCTACTAAACCAGCTGTTCTGTTCATTTGTGCTTCGTGAAAGTTAATAGCATCTTGTTGTTCCATAGCATCACCTTTAGCTTTCATCATGTCTAATTGCTGAGCACCTTGAGCTCTTTGAATAGCTACTTGTTGTTCTCCTTGAGCTTCTAGTTTCTTGTTTTGAACCTCTTGAGCATTGATACTAGCAGCTATACCTTTCTTACTTTGTAAAGCAGCTTGCGCTAAAGCAGTAG